TTAGGATGCTTCTTTACTCTTCCTATATTACCTCTTACAGTCTCACCCTTACGATGATCTAAGGATGAAAGATTTGTACCTATGTCACTTATGTCTTCTATCTCTCTCCAATTTATATTGTTGAAATATTTTGAGACAACAAAAGCAATCTGATCACAGCGAGTAGATATCTGTGATAGATCCCACCACATCTCATTGAATTTTATTGCATCCTCAGTAATTGTATTCCAGAATGTTGCACACATGGGGTTTACATATTGTTTGAAATCAAATCCTAATTCCTTCACTCTCTTAGTGATGTTTATTATATCATCTTTACTATTATATTCTGCGATAAAACTTTCCGTTATCTCCTCATAGTATGTGAACTTCATTGGGTGAACAATATGAGCTCTAGAATATTTTTCAAAGATTCTTTTGCAATAGTCCACAAATTCTTTTGTTATTACATAACAACCATCAATCCATACAACTTGTGAACCCATAGGAAATACTTTATGTTGCATAATTTTTGGGTATAATGATAATCTCAATGGACACTCATGTTTTATAGGAATTTCTCTGAACTCCCACTCTCCCTTATGAGTGATGGTTCCATCTGTGTAACAAATATATTGAACGTCAGGATCATAATAATGATTGTCAGGAATCTCATCATATCCATTTGTAATGCATGTATATATTATCAATGATTTCTCCTCCCACTAATAACATCCAACGCCCAGTAATCTTTCTCCCAGTATCCTCTTCTGTCACCAAGAACCAATTCCCCTGTCTTGGTGTGAATTGCTGCACGATATCTCATATCTTTTCTCAAACCAGTGATCTGACAAAGTTTATCAACTAATACATCAGGATTCTTTTCTTCATAATAATTATACTGACCCTGTTTAGTTTGCCACCACTTTCCATCAGGTTCTGCATCAGTAAATTTATTGAGTAGTTCTCGTGATTCTGCCCACTCATACTTTACCTTAGATAATTGAAGTGCAACAGAAAAAGAAATCTGATCTCTTACACCACCCTTGTTATACCATTCCCACCATAGGTCATTGAAATGCCATTGATTTCTTCTCCACAATATCGTGCAGAGAGGTGGAAAATGTTCATTGAATTTATACCCACTATCCTTTACTTGTTGAGTGAAATTAATAAGAGTCTCCTCATTAACAAATCCTTTAGAAACATACTCTGCACACTCTTCCAAATAAGTATGCTTATGAGGGTGTCTCATACAATAAAAATCATGATTACTTAATATGTTTTCACTCAATTCAACAAAACTATCATTGAGTAAATGTAATTTTGAAGCATCAACATATACACTCTCATCAAAAGGACAATATATCTTATGATATCTTGATAGTCTTATCGGATCTTTTATGTGTTTAGGATTTGGTAATGATTTCCAAGGTTTAGGTGGATTTTCAACACCAAATACATAATATTCTGCACCGCATGGCATATGCTCTGGGAGTTTTACGTAATTATTAGTAAGACATGTGTATATAATCATATAATATCAAAATACTTCATGTAAAATTCATGATTATATGTGTCATAAAATTTAGAATGCATACCCGTGATGTCTTGCAAGTTTTCCATCAACTCTTTTTTTCTTAGATACTGTTTTTTATCACCATGTTGAGGGTGTTTTTTCCTACGTCCCACCTTATTAAAAAAACCAAGGGCGATACCACTCTCATTACGATCATCATAAAATGATGGTGTTATTCCTGTCATTTGTATTGCTGCATCAAAAGGAATGTTATCACGATTATAATTCAGATTACCCCAGTTGTACCAAACTTCATTGAATTCTTTTATTTCATCTGTCAATTTTCTCCATAGTATTGTGCATTGTGGACTTGAATAGGCACGAAAGTCATACCCTGATTCGTCTAATAATTTTGTGATGTTTACCGCATCACCATACTTAAAAAATGCAGCAGTAAATCCCTCAAGAATCTCATCGTAATATGTAAATCTACCCCCATGTCTCAATACACTAAAGGGAAATGATTTCTTACTTCTATCAATAAATTCTTGAGTATGAACAAAACATGCGTCTATCCAAACAGTGTAAGAATCTTTTGGAAAAAATTCGTGTGGATGTGCTTTGACATAGTATGCTAGATCTCTTGGGTCTTCAATATTCAAATCTAATTTGACATACTCCCATGGTTCTAATGTTGTCTCTATGCTACCATCATGAAAACAAACATATTTTACATCAGGATCATAAAAACTATTTGAGGGAAGTTCATCATGTCCATTTGTAATACATGTATATACAATCAATTGACCATCTATATCTTCACCCATAACATTTGGACAACCTCTTAGATTGAATATATTTTTGATCATCTCTCTGAAATTATTAGTATCTCTATTATCATGCATGTCATACGTGGCATTATATTTTTTCACTCTTGTGTTTACATTCCAATCAATTTGAATTGGAACTCTATTAGATTTTATTACTAATTGGTCAGCGATTGAACTTGTTATTTGATCGACTCTCTGACAATGATTCTTATACCAATTCCAATAGACTTCATTCCACTCCCTTACACTCTTTGTGTTTTGTCTCCATATACAACAATTCAATGATTGTCTGTATTTTTTTGGATCAAACCCTGCCTCCACCATATCCTTTGCAAGCAATGTCAATTCATCAAAGGTTGCGAATCCTACATTATAAAGTTTGACAAACTCTTGCACTATACTTCTTTGTATAGGATGATTTTGTAATGTTAATTCGTTCTCTAATATTTTTTCAGATTTTTCTACGAAATCGGGAGGCATAACATAGCACCCATCAATCCACACATGAGGTTCATCGAACAATGTATGTGACATACATTTTGGATAATAGGATTTGATCCAATCAGGTTCTTTCCTATCACATTCTATAAATTCCCAAGGTCCTTTCTTTTCTATATCACCATCATAATACATTACGTATTTTACATTTGGATCATAAAAATGATCATCAGATATCACATCATATCCGTTTGTGATACAAGAATATATAATCATCACATGGTAGGACCAGGTTCTCTGTTGAACCAACCTGTTGCGATGTACTTATCAACATCACCTGTCAAGAACGCTCCTCGATGCATATGTGTATACGCTGCAGGCCAAAATACAATCGTGCCTTCTGTAGGTTGGAGAGAAAGTTTTTGATACATGAAATCTGTGGCACCACCATTCCCAAGAGGGATATCATTTAGATAGACCATCCATGTTAATACTCTATCTCTGTACATAAAACCACTATCTTCGCAATGCCAAACATGATACCCTCCGCCAGGTGGAGTTTTTTGAATCTTATATGTCCATGAAGATAATGGATCTCCCTCTACAATACCATTGTAAGTTTGTGTATAAATTTTGAAAGCCTCACCCAACCATTGTGACAAAGCAAGTGCCATTCCTTTATCATGAGTTTCTAAAAATAATTGAGTATCTTTTCTACCAAGTTGTCCTTTCTTTCCAAACTGTTTAGTACCATCCATACCAGCATCGATTGAACTGATTATGTCTGAACCTGTGTCTGATTTTGCCATGACCTTATTTACCATTGAGTCATTGACAATATATTTTCTTTCATACCAATGTTCAAATGATGATATAACTGCTTTACATATGTCTGATGGTATACCTCCACGAAACACACCAATAGCATCATGATCTTCCATTACAAGTCCACGATTTTCTGGTGGAGCTGGAATATTATGTTCAGACGGAACAGTATCACCCGCTTGAGGTGACTTAACATTATCATTATCTTTAGGAAGGACAACTTCAGGCATTTTTTAGATCCTCTTTTGCTTGTTGAAAATATACTGATGGTGGTATTCTACCACAATACTCGTCTAGTTGCATGACATCATCAACTTTTACGTCAGCACCTTGCTCTCTCCAAAAATCAGCAAGAGCATTGTTGCTTCCCTTATGAAAGATGTCAATGTGTTCTTCATGTATGGCAGACCCCATATCCAACCTGTAGTTGAACAAGGGAGTGGAATATGATTTTCCACTATCAAGAATCAAGTCTTCGGAGACTGCTCTTGGTCTGATGTTTTGATCGATTTTCCATTGCGATCCTCTCTGGTGAAGTTTGAGGATTTTACTTGCATGATGACGAGTAATAAGGTAACAAGCAGCAGAAAAGTCATTGATAAATCTATGATGTAATTTTAATGTTATACCATTAGGATTTATGATAGTCAATTGTAAACAATCAAAATTTATTGGTAATCTTTTTCTTATATCCTTCCATGTAAAACTCCAATGTTTAGCGGTATCTAAATCTACATCGTCCTCCATAATTATTATTTCATCTTCGTCAGTTTCATTATAAAAATACTTGATAGCATTCAAATGAGACATGACACATGCACACTCTCCAGAATTCATATTATCAGGCACTGTACCTTTTAGATGTTCTTCATATTCAACACCGTCAACACCAGATATTCTATGATGTTTATCTATCTCCCAGTATTTGAATTGCTGCTCCATATAGGTTTTCCTTTCGGGAAACCTATCTAGATTGATCCATAATACATTAGGAAAACCTGCTAACTTATGAACAGATTTATTTTTGTCCTTCAACAGGGACAGCTCTTCTAAGTTTTGCATACTTGACATGCTCATAATAAAGTTCTAGTTCTTCTTTACTACAGGATTTAAGTTTTTCCCATAGTTTCCTATTACTCTCAATGTGAGGGTTATTGAACCAAGAGTTAGGACTTCTCTCATGTTCTAAATGAAAGATTCTTTCATCATTCATTCTAACAACATGTGATAGTTTATAGAATCTGAAGTGCCTTTCATCATCCTCATAACCATATGCTACAAACCCTTCGTTTTCACCGCCATATTTTTTGTAGGTTTCAGTATCAAAAAATTGAACGAATCCAAACTTTGCATCATATGCTCTCCATGTTTTGAATACTGAAAAATCAAATTCAGAATTCATAAACTCAGAAACCTCTTCATCACTTGCTTTCACTTGTGCTTGATACATTCCATTTCCATATGGATAGACAACTTTTGGATAGAATCTTTCACCACCCTCCTCTTTCTGGTATCCATTCTTGATGAGATTCACAGCGTAAGCATATGAAGTTTTAGGTAATAATATATCGCAGTCATAATTTGCTACGTATGGTGTGTCCACCATCCAGAGCATGTCATTGATGATTTTAGTTCTGTGGAAGGTGTACTCGTCTGACTGCTCAAAAATGTGGGTGAGTCCTTCCAACTGAAAATCTTTCAAGGCTTCCTCCAGTGCAGGTTGCACAGATTCCTTGAAGATAGATTCTTTATCTACTTCTTTTACTATTACTTTTGTATTGAAATTTCTGAGAAGATAAATCAATACTGTGATTATATTTCTCATCCTATCTCTGGATTCAATCCGTAGAGGAATGATAAAAGTACAATCTGATAAATCCCAATGTTGATTCTTGAACTCTGGTTGCAAAACATCAACCCGTTCTTTAGTTGCTACCACTTCGGCATCAATTTTATCCGTCATTAAATTACCTCCCAATTGCTACAGTAGAGATCGGATGTGTCATGACCAGAAGTGTATCCTTTTCCGAACCACTTCTTTGGTGCGATTATTCTCTTGTTTTTATTTTGTGATAACCATGAACCCCACCAAGAGAAAGAGGAGTTGGCAATAATGAAGTCATTACACATTGACATCATGCACATGTCTGTAAGATTGTCACCACCTTCTGAGACAAGGAACCTGTCATCAGGGAACTCAGTGCTACACCATTTAGGATCATCAGAAAAAATAACAACTGTGCGATTGTTATCAAACTTTGACAGTGCAGTATCATAATATTCTTTGGGGCAGGGTGGGTGATTGTCACAGTTTTGAATGTAGTCTCCCCTTCTCACATGTAATGCGATTGGGTCATCCAAGGTGTCCATCATTTCCTTACATGGTATATAGATGGAATTTTTGAACTCAAAATCTTCACGAATACTATCCTCAATATGATCAAAGTATTTTGTACTTTGCAGATAGGCATATATGTTATGTCCATCTGGCATATTGTTGAAAAGATTCTCATCAAAATGAAAGTGTGCCTCCTGTACATACGTACCAGGACACACACCTATATTAGTAAGATTCTTTAGTTTGAATGCCTCAAACAATTGATGATCGTTCCATTCATCTTTGAAGTCACTTTGTGGTATCATAAAATCGAAACCACGATGAGCAGCGATGCCTCGTAACCCTGCATACTGAAACATCTGATTGCCCAGTCTGCCATGTCGTCCTAGATGATTGAATCCTATAGTCATGATAAATGTTTTGTTTTCAAGTATTCAATTTCCTCTGGTAAGAGGTGATCGTATGTTCTTTGAGTTTGAAACTTGTGTTCTCTGTTTGATATATGTATATCTTTGAGTACAACTGGGTCTCCGTGATATTTATACAGTCTATAATACATATCACAATCCATAAGCATCGTAAGATCCTCGTCAAAATATTCTTCGATTCCATTTCGTAAAGCGAGTATAGAAGGAGAACTCAATGTATTAATTCCCTCCAATAATCTATCATTGTACATAGGAATTTTTGGATTGTAATGCTGCTGACCATCTGTCAATGTGTGAGCAAAACCAGTGACTGCCCAATTAGTTTTTTCTGTGAACGCTTTGTCTAATGCATCTGTCAAATTCGTAGTCAAAATAAAATCATCTGAGAATAGAACTTTTAGGATATCCCCGTCCCCATAACGTAATGCATTGTTAGTATTAGCAGAAATGTTGCCATACTTAGTTGTATTCTGCACATAATTAATCTCGAAAACATCGGCATACTCCTGACATGCTTGTAATACTTTTTTTGATTTGCTATGATCTGAAATCCAGACATTGAAATCTTTATTTGTTTGATGTTCTAATGCATGAAAGATGTCAAACAAATATTGTTGACATTTTGCATTACCATCATGAGTTGGAATACAAAAACTGACTCTAGTCATTCACATACTCGATAATGTTTCTTGTAAGTCTAGGAACTACATCATTATCCGAGTGAAACTTTTTAGCAATCTCATAATTTTTTTCTATCGCATC